AAAAGAAAAACTTGAAAAACTAATAACAACAATTGAAGAAAAATTCAAAAAGAAAAATTTGGATGTTTTAAATAAAGTTGAAGATTATTTAATTAAGTTAGGTGAATACACTAGTGAAATATATTTGTATTCTGGTATTAATTCTTGGAAAGGAAGATGGTTTGACGATGAAAATGTTTTTATAAAAAACAACAAAGAAAAAACAGTTCTTTATAAATACAAACCAGAATTTAGTGATGCTCAACAAAAATCAAAAGCAATCACAGATTTAGATGGTATTATAAAAAAATATAACAATATACTAACATCTAATTCTGCTATAGGTAAAGATATATCAATACCAATTACTATAGGTACATTTTTCCAAAATGTTAATATTGGTGATATTAATATATCTGAAACATACAAAAAAAGAATTGGACAAACTTTTTCTGGTTTATCAACCAGTGAAGAATATATTAAATATAGAAATGACCTTAATAAAGAACTAACCGATTACTCAAATGTCGGACAATATCCTGGTTTAACATATTTTGAAGGACCAAAATCATATGAAGACTTGATTAAAAAAATTCAAGAAAAATATGAAATAAAGAAAAAAGAAATTGAAGAAAATATAACCAAAGAAATCCAAGCAGAATTTTCTAACCCAACAAATGGATTAGGTTTCCAACCAACAATTAGAAATATTTTAGCAGTATTTTTTGCACAAGGTGAAGCTTTTTTACGAATGATGGATGATGTTCATACAAAAGCTTGGGATTTGAGGGATGACGCAAATAGAAAAAAAGCCGTTTTTAACACAAGCCTTACGGTACAAAGTGTTGATTATAAAAATGGTGAATATGATTCACCAATTTATCCTTGGCCACAAATTATAAAATCTTCAGTCGAGGAAGGTAAAGAAAAATATGAATTAGCATATCCTGGTGATGATGAGTTAGCTTTACAATTTAACGCGTATAATCCAGAAATTTGGCCAGAAGTACAATTTGTTGAAGAATTTTTAAGAGGTTATACACAAGTTAGTCCACCAAAATTTGATAACGGACCGACTGGTAATTTCTTAGAAAGACCAAATAGATTTAGTTTTAATGCCACAGAATTTACAATTGGAAATGATGTTTACCAAAATACTGAAGAAGTAAAATTCTTCTATGAAATTTATGAAAGAATGTTTGTAAATTCTTTTTATTCTAAATTTAATCGAAAAAGCATTAAAGATAATAATATACAACAATATGTTGGTGAGTCAGAAACAACAGACATACTTAAAGCTATAAGTGATGATAACCCATTCATAAGTCAAAAACTAAAAGAGTATAATATAAACGCCTCAATCTATGGTGGATTTTTAAGACACATCTCAAATCAAGGCGAAGGGCAAAGTTGGCAAAACTTTATTCGTGGGATTATTAATACACCATATTTGAAAAATGATACTGACGTTTCATTTTTTATGTATAAAGGTTCTATCCTAGACGAAGACAAGGCACTCCCAAACGTTGGTTTAACAAATGAACAACCAGTGATAAATTATTTTGGTGGGTCTGTAATAAATGATGATTATGATTTTACAGATTTATACCCATTAACTGATTTAGATTGGTGTAAAGACCATTTAGCAAATGGTAATGCAATCCAATCAAAGGTAGATGTATTTAAAACAAGTGATACGTTAGAATATAATAAATCTATCAAACTTGTAAAAAACAAAGAAAATCTTTTACCTATTGTTAATTTTAATTATAAGACTAGTGTTTTTGACCAAACACTTAATTTACAAAATTTAGAAACTTTTTATAAAGAAAGAAAAATCAAAGAACAATATACAACCGAAGGAAATGTTGTTTATGAAAATTATGACGGCAAACTTGTTGCAAAACAAACAACATCATTATTTAATACACCATATTTTGCAAACGCAATCCAAAAAGGTTTATATGAATTTAAATATAGTTTAATAGAAAAATCACCTTATAAGGCCGCGGCTTATCTATTTTTAAATAGTTTACCACTAGCGACATTAAGAGATAAATATAAAACATATAATTCAGATGGTTCTATAATAACAAATAGTTATATACTTCCTTCATTAAAAAAATTCGGAGCAATACACGAGGTACCTTATGCTTGGGTTTTAAAGTATGGTGGAATTTGGCACAGATACAAAAAATTCAAACTTGATGGTGTTGATATTTTAGACGGAATCTGGGATAACACAGACTATGTTGGTAATTATGATCCAGCATTTTCATCAACAACAACACAATATAACTTACAAGTTGATGGTACTAATTACGATATTGTATTAGATGGTGTTAACACATTAGGACCAAATCAAAAAACAATTATTAATACTGGATTTTATCCTAAATTACTTGATGATTTTCACCTTTTCTTTAAAGGAACAAAATTATTTAGTCAAACATCAAACATTGAAGGAACGTATTATGTTACAGGTAATACCTTGGAGGTTGTTTCATTAAATTTTATTGCTTTAGAACCAGGATTAGTTTTATCCGGATCAACCTTAGCCCCAGGTACAACAATTATAGAACAAATAAGTGGTGCTACTGGAAGTACTGGAACTTATATAATAAGTCCCGTACAAGGTGTTGTGGTTTCACCACCAACAGTCGCACAACCATTTATTGTTACAAATAAACCAATACCTGGTTACCAAAACTCAAGTATACAAAACGCATTAAGTGAAAACTTTAGAATGGTCCCAACAACTAGTGCCTTAATTAATGAAGGACCTGGGATTCTTTCACCTAATAGTTCATTAATTTGTCTTCCTTGGAGTTGTTATACTCTTACACCAGATAAAAAATCAATTTACGTCCTACCATCTTTTGGTTCAAATGTTAATCAAGCAAAACAAGAATGTTTTAATAACAATGGTAGTATGAAAATTAATATAAGTAATAATCCCGCACTTCACAATGGGGCGGTAAGATTATTCTGGAAGGCACCAAACTACGGTTATTTTGATAATTCAAAATTAGCAAAACCACAACCAGACGAATATATAAGAGAAATTTTTACAAACGAAGAAGAACAACAAAATTTTGGAATTTTTGGAGACCAAACAAAATACTCAAAAATAAGTGAATTATTTACAACATTTACACCAGAAATATTAGACCAATTTGAAAACCAATTCTTATTGTTTAGTAAGTCTGTTTATGATTTTGAAAGTAATTTACAACCAAGGGAAGATGAAATCACTGTTGAAGAAACATACGAAAATTTCCACGGATTAATGCGAACAATGTTTAAAACAATTAATCCAGAAGGATTAACTGGAACTGCGTTAATTAATGAAATAACAGAAAACCAAAAAAAATCTTTTCAAAAAACAATTGAAACATTTATGGATTACCAAGTCGTATTCAAATATGGTAACCCGTCTAATTTTGATAAAAAAATGTTTTATACATTCTCAACTGATTTTATACAAGACCCATACACTTGGGCAGGATATGTTCAAAATTCTCCTGGTTTATTACCAACGCAAGGAGGTACAATTACATTAGCACAATCTAAAATACAAAGTCCAGAAACTTGGAAAGCTTTAGAAACGTATGTTGGTTTTTCTGAAATACCAGAATTAGAATATACAAATAATGGTTCATACATTACCGATTTCTTTATTGATATGGATATGGAGTTTACAGAAAGTAATGTAAAATTTTACGCACCAATGATTAAATTGTATGCAACACAAAAATTAAAAGACCCAACTTTAACAATGAATAAGTTTTTTGGTCTTATGAACAGTTACATAAGGGATGGTGAAACATATTTGAATCTAATTTTAGATAACACTTTAACATCGGTTAGAAACAAACTAGGTAGTGTTTCGATTAAACAAAATCAAACTGGTGTAAAATTTAAAGAATATCTTGGTGAAATATCAAGATATGAAATGTGGGACTCTTTTAAAGGTATGAACGATTCCTGGATTGCAGGCGCTGATTTAAGAAGTAAAACATTATTTGAAGATGTTTTAATTGTTGATAGAGCGAGTAGAGATGTCGGACAAAAAATATTTGTTGATATTTTCTTACTTAAAGATAGGATAGGTCAATGGATGCACACAAATAATATGTTGGGTATTGTTAATACAATATTTTCCGATAATAGATTTACATACTGGATTTTACCAGCATATGCTAATTTCTATAATGTACAAGACGTTTCTAAAAACCCAAATCCAAGACCAGAAGGTACTTTAGAGTTTGCTAAAACTTTATTTGGAACACACACAACAGTTGACTATCGTGAAACTGGATCAAAAATAGTTGCAATGTACGCACATGCTACTAGTCAACATTTGGCTATGAATGAAAATGCTGATTATAGATTTAGAGACGATGCTTTTGATATGAGAAGAGCTAGTGATAATCCCTTAATAGAAAATCAAGAAGGTAAAACAAATTGGGATAAATCAAATAAAGTGGTCGGGTTCAATGTTGATTTTGGACCACAAAATCAACAAATATTTAAACAAATAGATATTGGTCAAGACGTTGGAAAACCAACCGCAGAATCACTTGAAATGTTGAACCAAATGGCAAACCAATCAAGAAATAGAACAAGTGCGTCACAGAGTGTTTCGTTATATAACATATATAGAAATAGAAGTTATAAATGTTCTATTGATATGTTGGGATGTGCACTTATACAACCAACGATGTACTTCAATCTTAGACACATTCCAATGTTTAGTGGTCCATATATGATTACAAATGTAAGTCACAGAATTAGTGAAAATGGTTTCGATACTTCAATTGAAGGTCAAAGACAACCTTTTTATAGTATTCCAGCAATTGACTCGTTATTACAATCATTAAGTACAAATATTCTTACAACAATCAAAGAAAGAATTAAAGAAGAAGAAGAAGTTAAAAAAACAACTGAAACAAACAATGTAATAAAAGAAACTTCTGACGCAACTAATAAAGTACAAGAAGGAAATATATTCAAACCAGCCGAAATACAAAATTGTTCAAGTACGTTAAATAGTGCGTATGTAAATTATACAACAACAACACCAGTAAAAACAACAATTACAATTGCTGAAGCTTACAATAAAATTACACAAATTGTTAATCAAAGCTCACAAAATAAACCACCACAAGAAATAAGTGCTGTAATTAACACTTTATTCTCTTTGATTTATTTTGCTAGTAAAAACGGTGAAAGTCTCTCAAGCTACAATAATAATTTTGCTTTGATACCACTAAATGCGAACTATGGTAGTTTGGCGTCAAAATATTTTAACAATAATTATTTTTGTTTATCAGGTTTTAATGAACAATTGTCATATGCAACATTTTCAAGTTTTGAATCACATATTAAATTTTTAGGTGAAAAATATGCTGAAAAAATATCGGCATCACAAATACCAAGTATAGTGCCAAATTCACCAATAAAAATACAATTATATGTTGTTAGTATTTCAGAATTCATTGTTAATAATTTCCCAACAGAAAAAAATGTTTGGACTTCATTATCTGAACAAATTAAAACAGAATATATAAAAATTGTTTCAAACCCAATTAACTTTGTTTTAAACAATGTTCCTAAACCATAATAACTTTTTTATAAAGTAAGATATTTATAAATAAATAAAAAATATGAACACAAAACTAATATTGGATAATTACTTAGGTAAGAACACAAGAATGTCAGAAAAAGACGCTGGTAATGGATTTAAAGAAGTATGTGATTTAGATACTGGTGATTGTTATACAGTTAGAATGAAAGATGGTCTAATTGAAAGAGTTGATAACACAATGAAACAATTTAAAAAAATTCAGGTTGAAACAAAATCTGGAATAAAAACATTATTAAACGGATAAGATGAGTGTAGACCAAAAAATTCTAGAAGAAATTGCAAGATACAATAGTATCAACAAATACATTATGGAGCAAGTTCCACCCCCTCCTCCAGGAGACGAATTAGGAGCACCACCACCCCCAGGAGGTGAAGCACCAATAGGTGGAGAAACACCACCACCGGCAGGAGGAGCACCACCACCGGCAGGAGCTGTACCGGGTGCACCAGCGCCACCAACAGAAGGTGAACCAGTTGATGTTGAAGCTGATGCTGACGTAGAAGAAATTGGTGCTGATGAAGAAGGTGGAGAAGAAGAAATTGATATTACAGATCTTGTTGATACACAAAAAACAATGTCAGATAAACAAGAAGAATATTTTAATAATCTTTTTTCACAACTTTCAAACCTAGAATCAAAACTTGGTGAAATGGACCAACTTGTTAATAAAATTAATTCGCTTGAAACTAAGTTTGACCAATTTAGACCAAAAACACCAGAAGAAAAACTTGAATTAAGAAGTTTAGATTCTGGACCATTTAAACAAAAACTATCTGATTTCTTTGTTGATAAACAAGAAGAAATGAAACAATCTGGTAAAAATGAATATGTATTAACATCTGATGATGTTGAAGAGTATTCACCAGAAGAAGTAAAAACCTCTTTTAATGACTACGAAGATGAAGATGAAAACAATATGATGAGATAATTTTAAGGTCGCACAAGACGACCTTAAAATTTCTTGTTGACTGCGACACAAATTTTAACTATAATTTCTATTGTAAACTTTTAATAAATAATATATATGGCGACAAACAATGTTTTAGATGCAGTTTTGGCTCAGTATGAAAGCTCAAAACAAAGTGGTTCTTCTTCCACTTCAAAAATGTCTCAAGAAGAAAGAATGAAAAAGTATTTTGCTGCAATACTTAAAGACAATGAAAAGCAAGCACAAAAAAGAATCCGTATCTTACCTACACCGGACGGTTCTTCACCATTCAAAGAAGTTTGGTTTCACGAAATCAATGTTGATGGTAAATGGCAAAAATTCTATGATCCAGGAAAAAACGACAACGAACGCTCACCTTTAAGTGAAGTTTACGATGTCCTTATGTCTACTGGTAAAGAATCAGACAAAGAATTAGCAAAACAATACAAACCACGTAAGTTTTATATTGTTAAAGTTATTGACCGTGATAACGAACAAGATGGTCCTAAATTCTGGAGATTCAAACACAATTACAAACAAGAAGGAATTTTTGATAAAATCATTCCAATCTACAAAGCAAAAGGTGATGTAGCTGATGGTGAAAAAGGTAGAGACCTTATTTTAGAATTAACAAAAGCAAAAACACCAAAAGGTGCGTTCTATACTGTAATCCAAACAGTTATGTATGATGATCCATCTCAAGTACACGAAGATGAAGATACAATGAAAGAATGGATTGAAGATGAACTTACTTGGGAGGATGTTTATTCTAAAAAACCTGCTGAATACCTTGAATCAATCGCTCGTGGTGAAACACCAAGATGGGACTCAGATACTGGAAAATACATTTATTCTAACAATGAAGAAAGTGAAGTTTCTATGGGTGGCAAGAAAGTAAAAGAAGAAAAAAAGGTTGTTGACCCACAGGAAGATGACGATATCGACGAAGAATTACCGTTCTAATATTAATTAACTTGGACATTTAACTAAAAGATGTCCAAGTTTTATCTTATTTTATGATTTCAGTATTAACATTAACTTATCAAAGACACCATATTTTAGAAGAAGCAATTCATTCGTTTTTATTACAGAACGAACCAGATTCTGAAATGATTGTTGTAAACGATAGCCCAGGTACATTCTACAACTTTTCACACCCACAGGTTAAAATTTTTAATTTGGACAAAAGATTTTCAAGCATCTCTAAAAAATTAGAATGGGGTTTTAAAAATTGTTCTTTTGATTTTATATATAGACTTGACGACGACGATCTTTTAGTACCAAAAGGGTTGAAACAGTCAAAAGAAATGATTATAAATAATCCTGGATATGAAATATACCGACCAAAATCTTTTTATTATTTTGAAAATAATAATTTTATAAGTATAGAAAGTAACTTAAATAGTGGAAATATCTACACTAAAAAATATATTGAAAGAATACAATTTGGTGATAAAAGTTGGGGTGAAGATTATGATATAACCCTTGGTTTTAACGCAAAAATATTTGAAGACGAAACTGTAAAAACTATGATTTATAGGTGGGGTATGGGAACGTATCACGTTTCTGGAATGGGTAACATATCAAATGAGGAAATATTTAAATGGACAGATAAAATAACTAAAAATAATGTTGGAAATATTACATTAAATCCATGTTTTAATGATGATTATTATAAAATGATTGATTATATTTAAATAAAATAATTATGGCAATTAAGAAAAATGACTTTAGTTCGATTAAGAAAAAATTCTCTTCGGACGCAAAATACAAACCACAAAGATACTTTGATTTAGGACCGGCATTTTTAGATGCTGTTGGTCTTCCAGGTCCTGCGATGGGACATATTAATATGTTTTTGGGACACTCAGATACCGGTAAAACAACAGCACTTGTTAAAACAGCTGTTGATGCTCAAAAGAAAGAAATACTACCAGTTTTTATTATCACAGAACAAAAATGGTCTTTTGAACACTCAAAACTTATGGGGTTTGAATGTGATGAAGTTGTTGATGAAGAAACAGGTGAATTGACTTGGGATGGATTCTTTTTGTTTAATAATAATTTTAGTTATATTGAACAAATTACAGATTACATTAATGATTTGTTAGATGCTCAAGAAAAAGGTGAACTTGATTATTCATTATGTATTATGTGGGATTCTGTTGGTTCCGTTCCTTGTAAAATGACCTATGAAGGTAAAGGTGGTAAACAACACAATGCAAGTGTTTTAGCCGATAAGATTGGAATGGGAATTAACCAAAGAATTTCTGGTTCAAGAAAAGCAGATTCAAAATTTGAGAATACATTAATTATTGTAAATCAACCTTGGGTAGAATTACCAGACAATCCATTTGGTCAACCAAAAATTAAAGCAAAAGGTGGTGAAGCAATTTGGTTAAATTCATCTTTAGTATTTTTATACGGAAATCAAAAAGGTGCTGGAACAACAAAAATTACAGCAACAAAAGATAAAAGAACTGTTAAATTTGCATCAAGAACAAAAGTATCGGTTATGAAAAACCACATTAATGGACTTGGTTTTGAAGATGGTAAAATTATTGTAACACCTCACGGGTTTTTACCTGGAAAGGATGCTACGGAAGAAAAAAAGTCTATTGAAGACTACAAAAAAGATTATGCCGAATATTGGAAAACAATTATTGGTGTAGATGGTGAATTTGATTTAAAAGAAGAAAAGGTTTATGAACAAGAATAAATTAAAAGTAGTATCGTTATTTTCCGGTTACGGAACACAAGAGTTAGCACTTAAATACATTGGTGTTGACTATGAAAATGTTGCAAACTGTGATAACTTCAAACAGGCAAACGAATGTTATGATGTTTTACATACAACAACTTATGGAAATTTAGGTGATATTACAAAAATTGATGAAAATAACTTTCCAAGTTGTGACTTACTAACATATTCATTTCCTTGCCAAGACATTTCAATATCTGGAGTACAAAGAGGAATTAAAGAAGGAACAAGAAGTGGATTATTATTTGATGTTGAAAGATTATTATCGGCAAATAGACCAAAATTTTTGTTAATGGAAAACGTTAAAAACTTGGTTTCAAAAAATCATTACGAAAATTTTAAAAAACATATCTATTTTTTAAGAGGACTTGGGTATAGTTCTTATTGGAGAGTCCTTAATGGTGCCGACTTCGGTTGTCCACAAAATAGAGAAAGAGTTTTTATGATGTCAGTTCTAAATAGTAGTATTGAAGAAGTACAAGAAAAAATGATGAACGTTGATAGTCATAAAAAAACAAGAGTACCAATGAAATCTTTTATTGACGAAAACTTTAGTGAATCTTTGATTGTTGATTGTCCATTCACACCACATGAACCAAAAAAACATACGATTTGTAAATTAGTTGGTAGAAGAGACGATGTTAGTTATGACCAAACAAGAAGAATTTACTCTGTTGAAGGCTGTTCACCTTGTCTTACAACAAGTGGTTCACCACAGTTATTAACTGAAGATGGTAGAGTGAGAACAATTACAGCAAGAGAAGGTTATAGATTTATGGGTGTTAGAGAAGAAGATATTAATTTGTTATTAACAACTACTTTATCAAACACGGCACACGTAGCACTAGCTGGAAACTCAATCTGTGTTCCAGTTATGGAAGCGATTTTCAGTGAATTTTTTTCTGAATATATGGAAGAAAAAGAACCAGCAATGTCAAATCCAATAAACGAAATATCTAATGACTAAGACTTTATTAGTTGATGGAAACAATCTATTAAAAATTGGGTTTCACGGTGTTAGAGACTTTTTTAATAAAGGAGAACACGTTGGTGGTACCTGGCATTTTTTAAACACTCTAAGACGATTTTTAGAGGAAAGTAATTATAATAAAGTTGTAGTATTTTGGGATAGTCAAACAGGTTCTTCTCAGAGAAGACTAATCTATCCCAAGTACAAACTTAATCGAAAACAAAAAGACGACGAAGATTTTAAAGAACAGTCTTTTACAACCCAAAAAAATAGGGTAAAACAATACCTAGAAGAAATGTTTGTTAGACAATTAGAAGTTGAACAATCGGAGGCCGACGATTTGATAGCTTACTATTGTCAGATTTCAGAAGATGAAGATAAAACAATATTTTCATCAGATAGAGATTTAACACAACTTATTTCTGAGAGGGTAACTATATATTCACCCCAACAAAAGCGATATTATAAGAATGGTGACGGAATTAAAATATATGAATCCGAAATACCACACTATAATGTTAAAACCTATAAAATATTAACTGGTGATAGTTCAGATAATATTGATGGTATTTTTTATTTGGGTGAAAAAACATTTCTTAAACTGTTTCCTGAAATACTTGATACTGAATTAAAATATACCGATATTTTAACAAAGGCAGAAATGTTACTTTCAGAACAGAAGGGAAATGTTGCTTTACAAAATCTCCTTAGTGGGAAAACCAAAGAGGGAATATTTGGAGAAGAGTTTTTCACAATTAATGAAAAATTGGTGGACCTAGCTAATCCACTCATTTCTCAGGAAGGAAAAGAACTTGTTAGGTCATATTACTCAGAGTCATTGGATCCTGATGGACGAGGACACAGAAACCTAATAAGAATGATGATGGAAGACGGATTCTTCAAATTTCTCCCAAAGGGTGACGACGCTTGGGTAAATTTTTTAAAACCATTTTTAAAACTATCAAGAAAAGAAAAAACAAATTTTAGAAACAAAACAAAAAAGTAAAAAAAATGAAAGATCAAGATGTAACAAAAGTAGAATTTCTTCTTATGTGTAATGATAATATCGTTGTACAAAGATTCTTTAATGTTAAAGGATTTAACAAAAACGCACATAAGTCTGAACAATTCTACGACTACATTAAATCATTTTGTAATGGATTACAATATGATTTAAAAATGAGATCGGTTGTTTATATGATGGAGAACCAGTATGAAATTATGGAAAATCCAGATGTATTAAACACCTCAATTACCGAAGGACAAGAAAATTTTAACCTTTATATTAAGGTTGAGAACATGACAATTTGTCAGAGGACATTTGACGCAAAAGTATACCCCCCAAAGGTAAGATATACCGTAGACCTACGCCCAAGGCTGAAAAGCATATTATCTGAACTTACTGACATTTTTTCAGGTAGAAAATTTAATTATTTTTATCCACAATTTATTCAAAACTAATAGTATTTATCTTTACTGATAAAAGGAAAAATTATGGCGACAAACAAAAACTTTGAATATCTTGGCAACAATTTTCAAATACAATTACTTAATCAAATCATTGTAGACAAAGACTTTTCACATTCGATTATTGACGTAATAGAGAACAATTATTTTGAAAACAAGTATTTCAAAATCATCATTCAAATGATAAAAGAATACTATAAAAAGTATGACCATACACCATCATTTGACACATTAGAACAAGTCGCAAAATCCGAACTTCAACAAGAAACTGCCGTTAAGGTTGTGCTTGATACTATTAAGAAAATCAAGTCTGCACCTATCGACGGAGTGGATTTCGTACAAGAAAAGGCACTTAAATTCTGTAAACAACAAGAGTTACAGAAGGTAATGAAAAAAGCTCAGAAAATAATTGACGGTGGTGAGTTTGAAAACTATGATACTCTAGAAGAATTGGTAAGAGACGCATTACTTGTTGGTTCAAAAGACACATCAATGTTAGATGTCTTTTCAAACCTAGACCAAGTCTTGGATGATGACTATAGACACCCAATTCCAATGGGAATACCAGGAATTGATCGATTGTTAAAAGGAGGATTGGCGAAAGGAGAAATTGGTGTAATACTTGCACCAACTGGTGTAGGGAAATCAACCATTCTAACAAAGATTTCAAACCACGCATTTAACCTAGGATTTAACGTACTTCAAGTATTTTTTGAAGACAACCCAAAAGTGATACAGAGAAAACATTTTACTCTCTGGACAAAGATTCACCCTGACGAATTGTCAGAAAAAAAGGATGAGGTGATGACTAAGGTAAACGAAATCAAGGAAACAATGCCAAATGAGTTAATCTTAAAGAAACTACCGTCTGACACAAAGACTATGTTGCAAATTAAGAATGAA